AAAAAGAACGCGAAATGGCAACCATTCAGTTCCGTTTTGTATTTGGTTGGTTGGGGCAAATAGACCCCCGAAAAGTTAAAGAGGAAGTTAGGGAAACATTAATTCGCTACCAGCTCGAATGTTACAACGCCCTGTACGACCATTTTACCCGTTATGCCGAATTTGTTGAGCAGAAACAAACGCTGATTGAAGAGCAACTGTACAAAAAACCAATGGCAAAGCTGACAGTGCAAAAATGGAAGTAAAGCGTAACGAAACTTCCAAAGTTGAAAACCCAATCCTGAGTTTGGAAAAACGAATCCAGAAAGTGGAAGAGCTGAACATCGTAATCAACAAATGGCGACAGTTGAACGAAGCCAAAAAGAACCTCAATGGGTTTAAGCTTGGTTCCGATGGATTAAGCTCAACGGTTGTTATTAAAGATGTTAGTGGGCAGGAATTTAAAACCAGCCATAACATTGTGGTTGAAACAGTTTTGAAAACAGTACAGGGGGTACTGGATGAAAAGATTAGCGAAGTTGAAGAACAGATTAACTTTGTGGGTTGAAAATTTGGGGAGCTTTGCTCCCCTTTTTTTGGTCGTTAACGAACAAAAGTTTAAATTTGGTAATTACCAAAATTATTAACCTTAAAATTCAGAATTATTATGAGAAAAATTATGTTGATCCTTGGGCTGTTATTGCCCATGTTTTGTTTTGCACAAAAAGTCATAAAGCAAACTAATAAAAATAATATTCTTGATTTAGAAACCGAAGTTGAACATTACTTAAAAATTGGAATTGAAACAGCAGGATTAAAATTAAATGTTTTTGCTGGTGTCCCAGATGGTGGTATTTATTCCTTTTTAGATGAAAATACAGATAAGAAAAAAGTTTTTAAAACAGATACTGAGCTTTTCAATTACCTATATAAAAATGGTTGGAAATTCGTTGCTTATTCTCCAACTGCAGGTCGTCCCGGAACTACAATAATTTGGTCTTTATTTGAGAAACGCGAAGAATAGAATAAAAAAAGCCAGCCCATAAGCTGGCTTTTTTTATTCCACCATTTCTCTGTACTTTTACATCGCCAGATCGTATTTTAATACTCACGTTCCCGGGGAAGATTTTTCCCGGCAGCATTACGGGTGCGTGAGTGTATTCGTTATATGGTCTGGCGACTTAGCTGCCGGGTTTTCCATTTAAAATGCCAGGCCAATGGAACGTACCAATCTACAGCAACAATATACCCAACTATTAAAAATGGAGGCAGTACTTCAGGTAGAATTTACCGCAGCAAAAAACCGGCTTATAAAAATCCGCAGCAAACGCCGTGAAATAGAAAAGTTGTTACAACCCCCTGCAAACTAATTTAAACCACCCCTGCCATTCGTGAACGAATGGCTGTCCCCTCCTTTGAAAGGCGGGGAATTTAAGAACCTGTCAACTACGACTGATCACTGTGACTAAAAATCTGTCCTTTTACTTCAATCCCCCACAAACTAAATTAGCACAAAACAATCCGTCGGCTGACGGACAAAGCTAATTTACATGAAAGGGAAAATTTTCCTACGGGCCGTGCGCCCATTGCTCGACCCCATAGATAAAAACACAGAGCGCCAACCATACGATGTAGTTTTCGGCACCCTTTCGGGCAACGTGGTTAAAGGCCGGGCAATTTGCACCAGCTCTAATTTTAAAAACGACACGTTTAATTTTAAATTTATCGAAAGCGGCGAGATACGGACTGTGCATGCCTGTTTACTATTTTCGGTTAATGGCAGGGAGGTGATGTTATGAACCGCGACAACGAAATAATAATGCACCACGACAGCACTACCGAGTACCTGCCTGGTGTAAAAGCTGCCGTACTTACCGCCACAAATACCACCCGCCTATTGGCCGACCCCGCTGCCGACCCCAAAGATATTGTGGTAAAGGGTATGGACGACCCGCCAAAAATGGTTCCCTGGGGCGAAGACAACGACCTCCCGCAACAGCTTATCGAAAAAGTGTATAAGCTGCCACAAATGACATCTAACCTCTGGTTTAACATAGTTGCAAGCTATGGCGACGGAATACGGCCTGTAAAAATTACTTACAACGAAAAAAAGGAAAAAGTAATTGAACCTTACACCGATAATGAGGACTTGAACAAGTTCTTCGAAGAAAATGATATAGATGGTTACCTTTTGGAGCAGCTTACCGACATGCACTGGTTTTTTAATGTTTTCACCGAAATTATTTTTAATAAAGAAAACGGCGAAAACCGAAAAATTGTTGAAATCCGTAACAAAGAAGCCACTTTCAGCCGGTGGAGCGAAATAGACAAAAAAACCTTCCGCATAGCGTACCACTACTATTTTGCTTACTGGGGCGACAAACAACCCGATACAGAAGATCGTATTTGCTATGCAACACCTGTGCTCGATCCACACAACCCTGCCCGGCACCTGAGAAAAATAATGGACGAAGACAAATCAAAAAACTGGGACAAACGACGTAACCGTTTTATTGTGCCGGTTAGTTTTCCGACACCCGGGCGAAATTACTACCAAAAACCTTACTGGTATTCGCTGATTGAAAGTGGCTGGTACGATTTTGCAATAAAAATACCCGAATTCAAAAAATCGGTAATGACCAACCAGATTGCCGTTAAATATATTGTGTCGCTGGCACCTGGTTATTTTCATGAAATATTTAAACACGAAAAAATTACCGACGACAAAAAGCAGTTAGAACGCATAAAAAAAGAGTATGCCGATATTAAAAAGTTTTTGAAAGATGCCGAAAATGCAGGGAAGAGTATAATCACCATGCAAAAAACCGATCCCAAGGGGCAGCCATACCCAATGATAAAAATTGACGTGGTTAATGCCGGTAAAAAAGAAGGTGGCGATTATATCGAAGATTCAGAAGAAGTATCGAACATTATAGCAGCTGGTTTTATGGTACACCCAAGTATCTATGGCCCATCGGCCGGGAAAAACAAACCCATTTCGGGCACCGAAGCCCGCGAGCTGTTTATAATAAAACAGGCTATTTTAAAACCGTTCCGCGACCGTATCCTCCGCCCGTTGTACCTCATTAAAGCCATTAACAAATGGCCTGCCGATCTTCATTTTGTAATTCCCAACCTCGAATTAACTACCCTCGACAATAATAAAACCGGAAGTGTAACTAAAGTAAGCGAATAATGATTTTACAGGCAACCGACATAAAAAAATACGTGCCACTGCAAACCAGCAGTTTTAGTTTCGATAAATATGCAGGTTTCGAAATACGGGCATTGTACAAACATTTTCCACGTTTTTTAGGAAACACACTTGTTGCCGAACTCGATGGCGACAGCCCCGACGAAGACCTGCAGAAAAAAGTTATCCCGGTACTGGCCAACCTGGCAGTGCTCGAAGCTACCCCGTTTTTCGATATTGTGCTTACATCAAGCGGTTTTGGTGTAGTACGCAACAACAACATTGCCCCGGCCAGTAAAGAGCGCGTGGCCGCCTTTGCTATGGGATGCCAAAATGCTGCCAACGATTTTATGGATGTCCTGTTGGCTTTTTTAGAAGACAACACCACAACATATACCAATTGGAACAACAGCAGCCTGAATTCCGGTAGTCTGTTGGCCAACACCACAGTGTTTAACACACAAACCAAACTCAACCTTAAACGCCATCAGTTTGTCGATCTTAAAACTTATATATCGGTGTTGGAAATTACCACTTTTGCCCAGGCATTAAGTACTGAGTTTTTAACCGAACTGCAGGCCGGCGACGATGCCGTGGTAAAACCAACCCTGCAAAAAGCCCTGGCTTTTATGGCATACCATGAATACCTGAAGGATATGGAACCGGATAAGCAGGATTCTGCATGGAAAAATAAAGGCATCAACCTGTTGGCAAAAGCCATGGCAACACTAAAAAACAACCTGACAACCTACACCACCTACGGAACTTATGGCTACGAAGCCCCTTACGACAACGACGACGACGACAACGAAGAAACCGGTTTTTTTATTGCAGGCGCAACAGCATGAAAAACCTCGACCTGAAAATACCGACCGCATGGAACCAGCTCTCACGAAAACAGATACTCTACGTGTGCCGGTTGTTTCTGCTCAACCTTACCGAACAGAAATTTAAACTTTATGCTTTTTTGAAATTTACCGGAGTAAAAATACTGCCACAACAAATTATTGCCGACCAGGTATATTATATCTTCCGGAAAAAACGTGTGCGATTTTCTCTAACCCCCGAAGAGCTGCACTGGTTCCTTAAATCGACAGATTACCTTACTGCCGACAGCCAGCTTAGTATAAACAGGTTTCCTGTATTTCGTATCTTGTGGAAACGGTTTTTTGGCCCATCGAACAAATGTTACAATATTACATTCCTCGAATTTTTGAACATTGAATCGTGTATTTTCTCTTTTCATAAAACCCGCGAGAACAAAAACCTAAACATGTTGTGTGCCATATTATACCGCCCTCAAAAAAAAGGGTTCCGGCCAAATTCGCCCGATTACAATGGCGACCGCCGCGAACCATTTAACGATTATACCTACACGCGCCGGGCCAGCTGGTTTAAATTACTTCCACTGGTAAAAAAATATGCCGTTTATGTATTTTATAT